CCATCTCAGCCGCCCGTGCTTTGATTTTATTCCAAACGTCTATATTGCCTGTCTGCATATACAAGAGTTGCAACTGAGCCTCCAGCTTGGCGGTCTGCATCAACGCATTTTCTATTTGCATCGCCAGCGCAAAGTTAGACTTATTGCCTGACCGCTTTGCATCAACCATCGCCTTGGTCGCAACGCTCTTAGCGTCAAACATACGCGCAACCATCACGCCTAGGCCCCCTAGGTCGTTTGCCACCTTTGCCGCTTTCTTAACAAGCGATATGGCACTTGTTAAACCTGCTAGGGCTGTTAGAGGGTCAATCATTTCCGTTCAACCTTTTGCCACTCAAGGCATACTACTTTTCGGTTATAGACGTCTCCTGTCCAAGCCCAGCGTACACAGCGGTATTCATCTTTCTTTTTTTGACTAGAAGTTTGTGGCACTAACATAAAGATTACCAACAGCCACTTCATACATCACGACCAACTCCATGCAATCATGTACGTACCAAAGATGACGAAGGCCACTATACAGGCCGCCGCAATGAATGCTTCAGCCCAGTCCCACATGGCTAACCTTTAATTAATCTGTAAAGGGCAACATCTTCCGCGTACATCTTTTCAATCTCTTGAACCAGACTGGCGTCTAGTGGTGTTGGGTCATCCTCACGACAGTCGCTTCTATGGTTATAGTTAACCGCAGTATCAACGCCTGTCATCTTAGCCGCAGCTTTGTCAAAATCTTCATGCAAAAACAACTTGTTTACTGGTTTGCCATCTAGCGTGCACCACGTTGTCTGAGGCCACCACATGTGAAATGTTGGGTCGTACATAGTTAAACATTTTTCAACCAACTTGTTTTTACCCAAACTTTGAACTTCTGGGTTTCGGTCAAAGTTTTTGATGTGGTATGAACGGCTAATAAATCTGTCTACCGGCTCGCGCAAGCAAGCGTAAATGTTAGTTTGCTCAACAAATGTTTTATTGACAATGCCCGCATTAATAATCTGATCTACCCTTGCATGGGGGTTAAACGCAGAAAAACCTTCGGGTAAATTTTTGCCATTAATCCCTAATAAATTAATAAGCGTATACATGCTGTCTGAATTTTCCCCAAGTTTATCAATGAGGTAATTAGACATTGACGTAGACCCAGTCTTGGGGGTACGCAAATAAATAAAATTTTGTTTTTTACTAACAAACATGTAACTCTTCCATTTTTTCTTGCCATTGTTCTTTTGACATTTGGTAGCCAAACATCCACATGATGCGGGGCGTATCACCTTCTACTGTGGTGACGTAATGCTCAACATCAGATGGTAGGTAGCAGTGCAAGTCGCCTACACCAACGTCAATCTTCTCGCCGTCAATGAACAACTCAGCGCCAGCATCAGCGGCTCTTGTCATTACATTGCACCGCAACACATGAAGTCCATTTTCCAATGGGTCTTTGTGTTTGTACACGTCACCACCAGACAATGTGTAACTCACCACAACCCCATCACGACCCCCACCAACAACGCTCCTAGGTACATCATGCAGACCAAGCAAGTGAGTGATTTGTTCAAATACTTGGTACACCGCAGGAGGGTACTCAAATCGGTTGCCGTAGTTCCTTGTGGTCAGGCGGTCTTTGTAAGCCCAGCCTGAGCCTCGGCTCATGCCAACATCTAACCACTTCTTATCTACACCTTCATCTACCCACGCATTCAGAGACTTACATTCCGCAAGACTAAGGAATTGGCGCTGATAAATGATTTCAGCCATTACTGCCCCAAATGAGGTGTGTGCAGTTGGTTATCGCTGTGAACTAAACTATTGGCAACTGCAAAAGCTTCTACCTCTCGACCACCTAAAGGTACTGAAGCGGGGTCGATGATGTCGCAAACATCAGAGCCATCACGCAAAGCATGGATACAATACACGACGGTATTGTCCTCCATAGCTGTCAGTTCATGGACTGCGTCTTTTTTGATGAACACAATGTGCGGCGCAGTAAAAACCGTCTTTTTGCCATCTACCTCAACTTGGACACTGCCCTTTGACACCAAAGTCTGATGGTCAAATTGATGCGCGTGGCCGGTCTCTACGTCACCAGCGTTTTGAAAATGCATCTGGCGAACATAGACAGACGCAACACAACTGACAGAAATTTGTGGGTACGCCATGGGATTAACCGTTTACAGTTGTATTGGTTGCGGTGTTAGTAGTTGGAATACCAGAGTCTGAAACTCTTGCGGGCTCAACCCATGTTGGGTTAATTTCAACAGAGCTATTCTGCTTGTTGTAGATTTGCTTTCCAATTTCCAACATAAATTCTGTAAAAGGTATTTCAACAATCTCAACAGATGCAGAATCTACGCCGTTGTCTTTGCAGTAAGCTTTTAAAACCTCATCAATTGGCATTTTTTCACCGGTTGAAGTGTCGTAGCGAGACTGCAAAATAACTTGCGTTGCTTTATTAAGAATAAGAGTGTGCATTTTTAGTCCTTATGATTCTGTGATAGTTGTAAATGAGTATGAAATTGTTGCAGTAGGATTAATATAGCTTTTGCCAGAAGTGCTAGCGGCATATATTTTCATTCCAACAAGATCGCTTGGGCCCATGTAAAAATTACTGTTCAATAAATTAACTATGGTTGCGGGCTGAGTGCCTGTACCCGCATACTCAACAGTTGTGGTGCTTGCAGCGCCAGAAGCAGTACCACTAGTACCACTACCATTTAGAAGGGGGTTGGTTGGGAGATAAACACTGAGCGGAACTGCGGAATTTACAAATGCACCAGTAAAAGAATTGTTTGTGCTAACGCCGGGTAGAAACTGCCAACTTCTATTACCACCAGATTGTCGTCGTAAAATACCGAGCGTAAGAGTTGTACTACCAGTTTGCGTCATATAAAAAATAATATGGCAAAACTGGCCTGTATCTATATTACTACTAAAAGTAATACCTAGTCTATTTACAATAACTCTAGTTGCTGTACCCCCACTCTGAGTAAATAAAGTTACCGTACTAGTGCCGTCTGATGCAACAGTTGTTGAACCGCGTTGAAGTGCTACCGTTTGTGCCATGTGTCTCTCCTAAAAATTAAAAACCGCCAGTGGAACCAAAGGCGACGAATGCTTGACCACCTGACGCTGTCGACGAGATTGTCACACCACCAGTAGCTGCGCTTACTGAAATACCCGTGCCAGCAGTAACGCTTGTTACACCAGCGTTTGTCAATGTAACCGAGCTTCCTAACGCAACTGCACCACCGCCAGACATGCCTGAGCCAGCAGTAACTGTTACTGAAGAGTTGGTTAACGCGGCGTTAGCAACACCGCTTAATGTGCCGCCTAAAGTTAGGTTTCCTGATGAAGTGACTGTGCCTGATAGGGAAATGCCATTGACTGTCCCAGTTCCCGCAACGCTTGTGACTGTACCTGTACCCGGCGCTGCCGCAGCAATGGTCTGATTGGGCCAAGTGCCTGTAATTGTGATGTTAGATCCCTGCACTAAGCTAGGGGTTGCCGTGGCTGTGCCGCCGTTGGCTACAGGCAAAAGCCCAGTAACGTTGGTGGTCAGGTTGGCAAAAGTTGTTGAAGTTGTACCTGTGCCTCCGTTGGCAATAGGCAACGTTCCAGTTACACCCGTGCTGAGAGGAAGACCTGTCAAGTTGGTTGCTGTTCCACTTGAAGGTGTGCCTAATGGCCCACCAGTATCAAGCATCCTAACCCAAGCACTGCTGTGAGCAAAATACATTGCTCCATCTGCGTGTGAGTGGGCTATTGCGCCGTGATAAGTAGCGGCTGATGGAAAGGCTGCTTGGTTGGCAAAATAGAACGGGATAATACTGCCCGCGTTTACTGCTCCCAAAATAGCGCTGCTGAATGAATTTAAAACATCTACTACGTTAGTGCCATCGTTGTAGACCAAGGTTGCCTTGCCCGCAGGAACAGATATGCCTGTACCCGTGGTGTTCTTGATTGTCTTGGCTCCAGTACCGTTGTTTCTAACAAGGTAAAACTTTTCAATTTGGCAACCAGAACCCAAGATTAAATTACCCACGTAACCTATGCCCGCACCACTTTCTGTGATGTTTAAGCGCAGATTTCGGGCTGCTTGAGTGGTTGCAACGTCTGTTAATGTGATTGTTACATCTGCGGCGGATGAGAAAGTTACTGTGGCAGAGCCTGTAATGGCTTCACCTAAAACCGCATCACCCAAATTGGTGTTGGTAAGAGTGCCCCATGTGCCCGAGTTATCCCCCGTCCCTTGTAACTCTACTTTAAGTGCTGACCATGTTGATGCCATTTTTAACTCCTAGTTCGTCGAGACAGCAATCCAATTAGCCGTCTGCGTATTATCTATCACACTCCAAGCAATTGCTTGTGAAATTGAGCCAACCGATCCGGTTGCTGAAACACCAGACAACGATATCTCAATACCAAAAGAACCAACTGCCCCTGTAGCACTGACACCGCTTAGTTCAACGCTTTCCGAAACCCCTTCAGTACCAACTTGACCCGTGCCGGAGACTCCCGTAAGCGCTACACCAACACCCACGTTGCCTGTTGTACCTGTGGCTTGAACACCTGATAACGATTGTCCAACACCAAATGATCCAACCGCTCCAGTAGCACTGACACCCGACACTCCGACTGTAAACTGCCCGTCAACCGATCCAACACTGCCAGTAGCACTAACGCCAGTAATGCTTATTGCAATACCAAAACTACCAACTGCGCCTGTACCCGATACACCTGTAAGAGCAACACTTTCTGCAACTCCTTCAGTGCCTACCTGACCTGTAGCAGATACCCCAGAAAGCTGTAGACCTACTCCAACCGACCCAACAGAACCCGTACCTTCTACGCCGGATACTGCCGCTGATAAGCTGTAAATAACCGCTCCAACTTCGCCTGTACCGGATACCCCTGTAAGAGCGACGCTTTCCTCAACTCCAACTGAACCAGTTGATCCGGTAGCCGTCACACCAGATAAGGGTATTGCAAGGTCTACTGTACCTACTGATCCTGTTGCACTAACCCCTGATAACTCTGCTGTCGGGCCACCAATAACTGTTCCAACAGAACCTGCACCTGCTACGCCGGATAACGCAATAGAAATGACTAAAGCAACTGAGCCAATAGCGCCCGTGGCTGAAACACCTGTGAGCGCATTCTGACTGCCGCCCCAAGTATTATCACCCCAAGCGTCTGCGCCCCATGCTGTAGACATGTCTTATCAATTACGCAATTCGCAGCAATCCGGTCGTGGCATCATTGGTTGGCATGGTCAGTGAAAACGTACCAGCAGCCACCGTTTGAGGCGTGAACGTATACACAGCCACAGATTTTTTACCTGAGTTTGTGTCGTTGTACAAGAGCATTGCATCAAACGAAGTAGACAGTGTGACTGTTGTGTATGTAATACTTGCAGAGGGCGTTAAGAACGATGTTGTTCCAGAACTGTTTGGTGCTGTACCAAACGTTACAACTACACCACCAGCGGTATAGCCTGTACCAGACACTTCAGTTACTGCACCCGTGTACGACGTTGTTGTAGCATTTAAAGTGCTGGCCGCAGTAAACAAGGCCGCTTTAAACGTATCAGCAGTTGACACTGTGTGAGCAGGAATGCCCGTAGCGTTAAACGCATGAACTGCGTTAAATAAGTCCACCTTGAATGAAGTGGTCATTGCTTGTGTATTTGCCATGATATTTCCTTAAAATTCAGCAGTTTCACCAAAACTAACAACAGTACGTTTTAACTGTACATGAGCAGAACGGTGAACTAGTTCACCGGTTAACCAATACTCCACCCATGTGGTAGTTTCGTTATCATTATCTATGGTTCCCTCACGCTTTTCAAGCAATGATTCGTCCATATCGCCTTTGGTCGTAGTAATCAATTTGAACTCCTGATAAGAGCCGCCGTAGCGGTGTTTGCGGGCATAGTGATTGTAAACGTGGTTGTAGATGTTTTGTCAGACCCAAAGTCCAACACAGCTATGGATGGATTACCGGCAACGGTATCGTTATAGATCAACGCACATCTTGCGGTGATAGCGCCTGTCCATGAGATGTTTGGGAAGCCCACAAAAGCTGTGTATCCAGAAGACGACACCGTGATAGGCGTTAGTATTGCCCCACCAGCAACGTAAGTGCCTGTGTTGGGTACTTCATTGGTTGAATTGTACGCAGTCGTGTCTTCATTCAAATTCGCGCTGGCTGTGTACAGAGCAATCCTAATAACGTCAGTCGTCAAGTCATGAATACCTTGGTACAACTGCGCTTTAAAGCTTGTGGTCTGGGTTTGAACAATTGACATATTAAGTTACCGCCTGTCTGTACTGACCAGAACGGTAAGCGTCTTGACGCTCCATACCATCGCCCAGACGTTTAGCCAACGCAAGTGCTTCTTGATATTTGCCGTTGTAGAGCGCCATCATGTCAGCCTCACCCTTCATGTATGTGTAAGCCTCAACCAAAGATGCGTACAAGAGCACGGGGTCAAAGTTATCACCTAGCCATGAAGTGTAGGGAGAAACTGTAATGCTTGGTGGGTAGAAGAAATAATGAAGCTCAGCGCTGTACCCCGCATCGGGTGTTGGGCCAAGAATAAAAGTTAACTCGGCTGCGTTGTCTGAACGTGGGCCAAACAGCGCATAGTACCTAGGAATTCCCGTGTCTGTGGGCTTTGGGTATGCCTGCCGAATAAAGTTAACATCTTTGTTTAACAAGTACTCGTACTCGCCACTGGCGTTAATAACAGCTAATGAATACACCGCTAAAAAGTCCGTGGGGCACTGTAGGTACTTGTTTGATGGCGTCATTACCCCTGTCACGTTACTGCGCAAAGACGGAAACTGCACCGAGTTGAATATACGCTCTTCAGCTTGCGTAACGAACACGGGAATATTAGCCACGAAATCTGCTTCCGTGTTCTCCGTGTACGCTTGGATCGCGTTGCTGAGTGCGGTGTAATTCATGCCATCGGGCCTCTAGCTGTAATGCCTTTGGTCGCCGCGCCATTACCACGGGTGACGATACCGGAGGTTTTGGTTTCATTCTGACCGTTGTTAATAACGCCAACGCTCATCTTCATGGTGCTAAGGCTGCTAATGCTAGAGTCCTTGCCGGGATTCTCTGACATCACTAGAGGCTTGCCATTCATTTTGTGCGGTGCAGCATAAGTAGCGGCGTCGCCAACTTCTTTACCCATAACTTTTTTGCTAAATTTAGCCATGATTAGCCTCCACGTTGGTTAGCAACTTTGGCCAAACCACGGCCATATTGCATCATCATTTCATTAGTCTTACCACCCTTGGCAAGCTTTGTAGGCTTTTTGCCGGGGTGCATGTTTTTCTCGTGCTTACCAATGGCAGA